AGTCCTGTTTATTTTTGATTAGCAGCTTGTTGCGCTGAGACCTTACCGATTCTGAATCCGCCCAAAAGGAGATCTGTTGGTTCAACAACCAATTTAATTCTTTGCTCCTGAAAAACATCTTTTCCGCCAGCAAGTGATGTTTGAAGTGATGTTCGAATTTCAGCAAGAATTTCATTGGCAAAACCCCCTAATTTATCAATAATCTTACCTTCCTTTTCATAAAACTTCTTGGTGTATTCTGTAAGCAATTTGTCAGTTTCTATAGCTATTTGTCCAACCAATTTATCTACCACTATAGTAGATCTTTCAGCATTTGTTGTCATTTCATCAGCCAATCTTCGTTGATCTTCACCAGTCATAGCAGCCAAATCTGTTGTCCCCTTAAGGAATCTATCAATGTCGGCCCCTTTGTCTTTATTGATCAAAGATCTAATCATTCCCACATCCACACCAAGAGTTTGTGAAAGCTGTCTCAAGATAGCTCTTTGACCCAAATCAGACATTCCACGAATCTTATCACCAACTTCAGCAACTTGATCGGCAATATATTGCATTCTTTCTGGTTGGCTCATTAGAGTTGCTTCTACAGCATTGAAAGAACCACCTAAATTTGAAAGAAGCATGTTTAACTTACCACCAAACTCCATGCCGCCTTCAATTGTTTCAAATTGGTCTGTAAGGTTTGTTAATGTGCTAACATCTGTTCCAAGTCTACGAGCCATTTGCTGGAATACTGTAAATTTCTGGAGGGCTTTATTTGGGTCCATTTCAACATTAAACTGTCTGACGCTTGAAGTAAAATCATCAAAAACTTTTTTGAAAGGCTGTCCGGTGTCTTTAGCAAATTTTAGTAATCTAGCATTAAAGTTGTCAGCAGATTCCGCAGACATTTGAAAAGATGTGTCTAGTTCATTTAATAAGCGGGTTGATTCATAAGTGTTTATTCCAAATCTTTGGTTAATAGCGGCAATTTTAGTTAAAGCTTTTTCTTGATTTGAAAATCCTTGCGAGACTAAAGAAGATAGGTTATTTCTAAATTCTGTAGTTGTTTCTACCAGTGTGTCTAAAGACACTCCATAACCCATGAGAGCTTCTTGTTGTTGTCTTAGGGACAAAATTAAAGCTCTGCTGTCTTGAACTGCTAGACGGTTAAATCCTATTCTTAATTTTTCAACCGTCTGACCAACTAATACAAACTGTTTAGCCGCTACATTGATCACGCCAACAAAATTTCCTTCACCAAGAGCCCGTGTCGCATCTAAAAACGCCCTTTCAAGTTGGTTAAATCCTCCTGTAGCTTCTTTTGCTGTTGTTATAAGATCATTTAACCCAGATCCTGCTTTTTTAGCTGATTCACCAAACTCGTCTGTGGCTTTTGTAGCTGATTGTCGTGCTGACCAATTTCTTCGAAGGGAAGCGATCTCGTCATCGGTAATACCTGTAGCCTTGGTCTTGATCTCCGAATCGCTACCACCTCGTCTAATTATTGCTATAGCTATGTCAAGTTTATTTGCCATTAATTAACCTCTCTATAATTAGAAGTTAATCATAATTATTCTGGATTATAGTATTTTACTATCATTTTTAAGATCCAGTTTCTTAAATTAATCGGCATTGAATAAAGCTCAGTAAATCTGAAGCCTGATTTCATAACAATCATAAAGATTTGTTCATAAACATTGTTGATATATTCAGTCGATAGACCAAAAAAAGTTAGTCCCTACTGGGACACCTCCTTCGTTTATATGACCACACTCTTCACACTTGTGGCTATAAACGAAATTAATGTCTGGTCTAAAATCCTCATAGCTTTTCTTTAAGAACTTTGAATCCTTTATAAGCATTTGTGCTATAAAAGAATTAATAAAATTAGTGTCTGAATTGCCATCAATGGAATTAATCATAACTCTATGGAGTTCAAAGGTCTCTGATGTCTCCAAACCATGCTTCTTTTTAGACTCAATAAGATTGGTAACTTGTTGAACATCTGCTGATGTCGCTATCTTAAAAGCAACTTGTTTTTTAGAAACAGGTAGAACAACTGTTACAGAGCCGTCTTCTGAAACTTGAGATAAATCAAATGGCTTTGCTTTTATTTCGTCTAGATTGATTGTGTGTTCAAAATCAGCAAAACATCCTTTACAAATGCTAGCAAACGAATAATCATTTCCATAGGCATTCTTTCTAGCATTAATAAGAATTGCGTGTTTATCTCCAGGCAAAACAGTAGAAGGATCAATTCTATCAACACTAATGCTTTGAATTAATCTATCAAACATAACACCGGCTTTAGCTAGAGCCTGAGACGATAGAATGTCTTCTTCTTTTGTGGTCATGAATCTAACTTCTACTCTTTGTTTATTGTGCCAAGGATGACCAACAGGATAAAATCTACCCTCGGATGGTAAATCTACAAAGTCTGTAGGAACTTGATAACCTCCTTGCTGGACTGGTGGTGCCATTACCGGTTGTTGAACCGCTTGACCAACAATCTTCTCCTCTTGTTGTTTCATAAATTGTTCTAGGAGTTCAGGAGGGATTTGTGTTCTGCCCTCGTTATTTCTCATTTTAACCTCTTATTATGTTGAGCCTAGTTGAAGTTTTGCCCAATCATAGTTTACCGTAACTGTAACATCTGTTAAGCCCTCTTCTGAATAAGAGTTATTGCTGAACTTGACAGAGGTAATCATACCATTGTAAATTGTCCATGTCTCAAAAATAGAACCGTCTGGCTTCAGAGAGACAATCTTTAAAAGACCAAGGGCTCCATTTAGATTTTGTTTAGATAGATTCTTTGTACCAAAGGCGGCTTCTCTAGCATTATTTATTGGATTGATGATTGATGTTAGGATACCTAGATCTTGACTTGTACTAACATTATCTGGATAATAATAAGAATTAGCTAAAAGCTTTGCCATTAGATTAGAACCAACAGATCCAACTGTTTTGCCGCCATAGATCTCTTTGATTGTAAAAGAGATAGGATCCCATTTTATTCTTATAGGATATCGAACCACATGGTCTAAAAGAATGTGCTCTTGAGTATCTACTGTGTAAGAAGGTCTGTCTATTTGACTGATGTAAGCTGTTGGAATGTCATCTATTAGAGCTACAAATCTAAACTTTTGTTGAGCATTTAAAAATAAATCTTGATCAAATAATTGTGATTGGCCATTAAATAAGGAGTATTTTGTAACATTCCCTAATGTGGTTGTGCCAAATGATTTTAATGCCTCTGATAGACTCATAAAATAAATAGTTGAAAACTAAATTATTCAGCAGGAGTAAATGAATCTAGTTCAGCCCAGTCATAAGTAATTGAAAGCTGAAGCTCTATTAACGCCTCATCGCTGTAGCTCATTTGGTTGTAGGTAACAGACTTAACCCAAGCATTATTTAGTTTCCAAGACTCAATAGTTTGACCAGCAGAGTTTAGAGTGTCGATAGTTACTTGGCCAATTTGATCAATGAAGTTTGCTTTCCCAGGAGTCTTTCTAAGATAATTGGGATCTGAAGGAGATGGACTAAAATCACCAGGGTAAACATAACCAGCATTTTTAACGAACTGAAGTAACTTTCTAGAAACATCAGGATCAATTGGATCGACTAAAGCAATATTTATGTCATTCCAAGTTACACGACCAGGGAATTTGAAATCATGAACTAAGAATTCATGCTTTGTTTCTCCAACTGTAACTGTTGGTCTGTCAGTTGTCTTAACAACATAAGCAGGTATACCAGCGATGTTAAGAATGAATTTATACTTTCTTTTTGGTTCGGTTATTGGATTTGCCCATACTGGAATTGCTGTAGCCATTTATTTTTTATCTCCTAAACTTAAATAGTCTTTGTTGAAATTAGTCATCAAAAGAAGCTCCAGTATTTGTAATGATGAAGTCTAGAGCGATGTATTCGATTGCTCTGGCTGGCTTGATGAACAACTTAGCATAAAGAATGTTTTGATCGATTAGATCTGGAGTTGTTGTTGTTTCATCTAGAATCAGCTTGTAATCGGTTAGACCATAACGAGTCTTAACATCGGTTAAGAATGGAATGGCTTGTCTTTTGAAGTTATCCCAAGTGTCTGGAACATTTGGCTCAAAGAGGGTGCGATTAGCAATGACAGAAATGCCTCTCTTGAGGAACACAAGCAATCTACGAACATTGATTCTATCTAGAGCCGATCTCTCTACTTGTAGAGTCTTTTGACCAAAGATCACAACACCCTCATTTGGGAATGTAGCGATTGGGTTGATACCAGCTTCGTAAAGATCATCTCTATCATCCTTGAAGAGCTTAAGGG